CGATGCGGATCGTCTGATCGCCGTCTTGCGGCTTCCAGAACCACCGCTTACCGTTGCCTTTTGATTGCAGCGCAACCTGCTTCTGCTTCATCTTTTTCAAATCTAATGCCATTTTATTTTCTCCTTAGAAATTATAGGCTGGGTTGTTTTCCCAGCCCGCACTATAAGTATACCTCATTCTGAGCTATTGTCAACTGTTTTTTTCACCCTGAATGAAATTTGTGTATGCTTCAACATATGTGAAATTTTCCTCATATGTCGTCGCTGTTATATCATATGATACACTAGTAAACTCAGATTGTCCAGCGTTTTTTATCTGTGTGCTAATTTTATTCAGAAGGTTTTTTTCCTTGTTCAGCGTCTCTTCGCCAAATGCAAAATAGAACTGCTTTTCGCGAAGATAGTCCAAATCAAAAAAGTACTTTTCTTTCCCGGTCTCCATGCAAAATATACCAATGGTGCAAATCCTATTAATTTCGCGAGGGGGCGATATGCTACTCATAATAGATTCGCTATTTTTAAAGTAGTTCACCATGTGAAAAGAATCGGCGACAAATGAGTTGATTTTCTGACGATACTCTACAATTGATAGGTTTCCTAAAATATTGGCTACGCGTCGGTCGTCTATTAGAACGATCTTTTCGAACAGCGCGGATCTGGCGTATTGCTGCAATATATTGAACGTAACCTTTTCCTGTAGCCTTTCTTTTTCGCTAAGTAAGTCCAAATCTGGACGAATATATACAACATTGATTTTCAAACTTTTGAATTGTTCCAGCGTCGCCAAAATGGAGCCACTAGAGATTTCATGGCCGCTACAAAAAAAGAATAAGCGTTCGTCAACCTTCTTTACAAGTTGCAAAAAATTAGGCGTCTTCTCTTCGGCTTCTTCTGCGCTGCTGCTGTCTGGTAAAGCATAGCAGTTGAGGCCGACAAGGCCGGTATCTATATAAAAAACGTTATATTGGGGGCGATCAGCCAATTGCTTTGCAACGGCGCAACCAATTTTACCAAAGCCAACTATGTCCATTTTATTTTCCTCATTTCACCAAAATTCTTCCCAACTTGAGTTGAAACGCTGAACTCTCCTAGATCAGTCTGCGAAAACACCTTAAGTGCCTTCGTTAACAACCCCATGTCCTCCTTCGCCAAATCAATTACTAGCGAATCGTGAATCATAAAGGCTATATGTGATTTAGAACCTTTAAGTAGGTCGTAGACCTTAACCGCTTGTCTCAAAACCATATCTGCTGTCGTACTTTGGATCAAATAGTTCAAAGCGTGAAAGCCATCAGCCTCTATCTCTCTGCCATATGGCGTCTTTACTATTTTACCATCCCAATATTTTTCTTTTACTTCCTTTTTATCATAAGTCCCATTTGCTAAATGATCCTTGGAGTCTGGATTATATAGCCAAGCGAATATCCGCTCTTTAGCTTGCTTCCTTTCTATGCCACGAAACACATTCTTGGCATTCCAGTCGTGTATATCCCCCTTTGGCTGTTCTTTGTCCATCAGAGATAACAACGTCCTCAGTTCAGCAGCGTTAAAATCTAACTCAACAAATAGGTCGTTGTTTGGCTCTATAATAGAGCGGAATTCTTTCTTAAGTGTCAGAATGGGAAAAGAGTTTGGCTCGGTCGTGAGGCGGCCGGTTTTAGTACCAAAAATATTGTATTTTATGCTCTTTTCAGTCTTTTTGAGCTTTTTCAAGAAGTTTCTAGTTGCAGTATGATGGTTTAGGCCGCTTAGCTTGCTTGTTTTTAAATTTAACGGCTGTGTTTTTATGTTTTCGCTCAGAGCGGCCAAGTTCAATAAAAAATTATAATTCTTTGGCCTATCATGGTTCTCTAAAACATGTTCCGTTATCTGATTCTTTACTCTACAGAAGTCCAAAAAAAAATGTTGTGGTACTAATTCGTATATGCAGTGCTCTTCTAGCGAAATCTTCGCCTGTATAAAGGCGTTCAAGTGAGCTTTCCACTTGCCTGTTATTTCTTGCCACTCTTGTTGTAGATGCTCTGGACACATCTCATGAATATTTTTTCCGTTGCAGTATAGCTTTGCGAATTCGACGCCGGCAGGAGTGTCGGCTCTAAATTCCCAAGTGCCGCTTAAGTTCTGGGGGGCTTCACTACAAAGAGTGCCACCGGCATAAACTTTTTTACACTTAGTTGGATAATCAAATGTTTGAAAAATCATTAAAACTCTAACAGGTCAGGAATAAGTATAATACTTTCTTCCCTGATTGTCAAGCTCTTATTTATCTTGCCGGCCTTCAATGCGAGGGCGCCCAGAGCATATTCAACATACTCAATTGCCATAGAAACTAGATATTTGTTATCAGGCAGACCAGCTAAGTAAATGTGGTGTGCTTTGTTGGCTATTCTTTTTAGCTTTTTAGAACCGACTGGGCTTTTCTTCTCTACATTCCTGATTTCAGCGTACCACTTTATCCACTTTTTTTCCAGCAATTTATTTAGCGGCTCTCTTTTAATAGAAGCTGGTTTGTTTGCAATAATTTTTACATATTCTGGATTTTGCGAAATAAAATCGTTATACATATCAGTAATAGTGTTGACAAAGCTGGTGCTCTTTTCTTTGAAGTTACCATAGTTTGCAAAAGGGGTGAAAAGCTTTGAAAACACATCTTCTATCTCCACTTTATCAAAAGTTGTCCCTGCATATTTTGGTAGCTGCCAAACAGAAATATACGGCCACATCTTATCGGAGGTCACATCGGCAATTGCTCGCCAAGGAATATTTGGATCGATCTTAAAGCCGTGCATATTCAGAGCATATTTAAATAATTCAAAATTTGGATCTTCGTAAAATTTAATCTTTTCTTGATCAGAGGTTATATCTCCGTCAAATAAGTCATATACGAGGCCGCTGCTGTATGGAGTGCTAAATTTGCTTTCCATAAAGCCGGCAAACGTTACTGTTAAGTCTGTGTTTGTTATATATCTCTTAAAGATATTATAAAAGTCATCAATGTTCTTGATGGCAGGATCATTAGCATAAAAAGATAGTTTTGTTTCTGTAAAATTACTATAGAGTTGTTCTAAGTTGTTCTGGAAGGCTTGATTTCTCTTGTTATACCCTTTCGCTATTTTAATCTGCTTGATCAAGCTATCTTTTGGCTTGTAGCGATTTTGAAAGAGCTTTTCAACGTCGGTCAGCGCAGAAACAATAAAGAGGGGGATTGTCTCCTGTCCCGGTTCACCTAGAAGATCTCTGAGGCCGGCGACAACTGAAGAGTCTTTCTTCGACCAGCCATCTTTTGGATCTTCTCCGCATTCTGGCTCTTTCTCTTTCCCTTCAGATTTTCCGTGTAATTCTAGAAGCTTCCTTAGCATATCTTCTTGCAACGGGGTATTCTCAATGCCGGCAACGAGGCCGTGACGGCTCACTTTTCCGTAAAGCGGATTACGATACCAAGTATCAATTGAATTGGTTTCAAAGTCATTATATGCCTGTCTGAAGTTTATCCGGTCTTGGTATAGCTGTTTCGCAGAGGCGCCTTTTTCTATGTTGGAAATGTTCCCAAATTTATCAACAATTGATTGTTTTACAGCCTCTTGTTTGGAAACTATAGATTGCTTGACTTCTGTCTTTTCTTCAAGCTTGGCTAAATTGAATTCAACTTCCAACGTCATTTATTTTTTTCCTGCTTTTCGTCTCTTTTTTCAAGTGCTTTTTTGCGTTGCTTTTTATACTCCGCAGCTTCTTCTTGAGTGCTGCACTTGCCATTTGAAAACGTGCGCTTGGGCGAGCACTTACACTTCTTTTCTTTTTCATTCCAAGTGGCATCAACCCCTTTACACTCCCCCTTTGATGTAGGAAGCTCATTGACGCGTTTAAACTCTACTTTTTTCGAAAAATAGAGGTTTGCTATTTTTTCGTCTAAAATCAAACTTTCAGTAATATATTTAACAATATTATGCTCTGCATGAATTCCAAACTTAGCCTTTTTCGCTTTCAAGTCCTGTTCTGGTTTTTTATTTTTCTTTTCGTCAAAGTTGTGGCCCATATTAAAGCCCTCGACAGAAGTAGTATACTGCCCTACAGAAATCACGTCTGTTACAGAATTAATTCGATAATAACCTCTAATACCCGGATCGTCTTCGTCGCTTATCCCTAAAGGATTATGAGAAATAACGAAAAAACGACCTTTATTAAAAAGATTGTTCCCGATCATTGTGGGGCTGGCTTGATATGGCTGTTTCAAGAATTTTGCGGCGCTGTCGACCAAGTTTTCTAACCACAGTGCGGTTCGCAAAGCCGAGTTGTCCATATAACTAAAGTCTATTTGTCTAAGAATCCCCCGGTCCTCGCCCACCATCAAATGGTACATCCCGTCGCTGTGGTCTTTCCATCGATTAAATGTGCGCTGGCCCATGTCTGTCATTAAAGGGCCGACAGCCTCTGTATCATTGACACTTGGGCTGGATTTTTGTCTATAATAAAATAGAGATGTGTCTGTTTCGTCATCTTTCTTTTTAACTTCCATTGCTAAAGCCGCGAGCGCATTATGTGAGGCGGCCGAATCCTTGCTCGGGTCTTGTGACAACACCCCGCTTGCCCATGAGGTCGCCCAGCCCGGGCTGCCGACCTGATATGGTTCCTTAACGATGTTTCCGAAGTTTGTGTTAGGCGACTGCAGGGCTCGCGGCATTAAATCGTATACCACACTATCCATAAAATTGCCGAACGTCCATTTACTTCTGCCAACAGACTCAACATGTTTGAAGAACCACTCTTTGTAAACGCCCACCTCGATTAAAACATCTCCAATATTAACCCACATTTCCTTGTCTAGAGCGCGAATGATCATATTTCCAAATGCGACGGTCGGCATAATATTTCGTTTTTCTTCGCCTAGGAGCTCAAACATCGCCGATATTAGAGCTTTAAGCGGAAAAAACATAAAGTTGCCAAAAGTGCGATCAATCTGTCCCAAGCCGCCAGTATCCTCGTCGGCGCCATGGCCGCAGTTTGTCAAAGCACATAACATGGCATGTAGCCTTTTTTCTAGCTCATTCTTATAATCTACTCCGGTGGCCTTAATATCGCCGCCGTTCAAAAGTCGCAGAATATATTTTCCTGTTATTTCTTTCTTTTCAATTATAGCAGATATCTCGTCTACGACCTCTTTTAAGCTGAATTCTGAATCTTTTGATATTGTAACTCCACTCTTTTTAAGGTATTCGCTTAAACCCGAATTTGATGTTCCGGACGTGCCCAACTCTTTTATGTCCGATAAAGCTTTAGCCTTCATTGACTTTCTAGATGTAACTGTACTAACTGCAGTGTTTAAAACAAAGTTTGGGGAGGCGCCGGCGGCAGCAGCGGTTTGTGAAAAACTGACTTTAAAAAGCTGATTTTCGTGAGCAATTATTTCTAATATGATCTGTTGTAGAGTTAGCGCGGTTGCTTTCTTAATTCTGTTTATTCTTTTGTTTAAAAATAAAATTTTATGTCTACCTTCTTTCTTAATTTCTTCTAGAAGCTTAGCCTCTTCTTTGCGCTTTTCCGCGGACAGGGACTCGCGGCGTCTTTTTTCGGTGCCGGAACAATCATTGAAAAAGTTTTCGACTTTCTTTGCCTCTTCTTTAAGCTCCTTTAGCTCGTCCATCGTTGCTTTGATTGTCTTTTTTTCTACGCTAATTTTACCAATCTTTGTAAGATCAACAATTTCTAGAACGTCATTCTTTTCACTCTCAGCATATGCCGTAAACTCAGGGGCGCCCTGATAGCTTACGTTTAAGTTAATTTCACCGTTTTCGCCAAATTTAAAATCGTGTTTTGTCCACCTTATATTAAACACTTTTCGCTCTTCTTCTCTAAAGACCTGTCTAACATCAAAAGGCACCAACTCGTCCGGAGTATCCTTTTTAAACTTCCACCCATATTCAACATACAGATTCTCTTCCATCACTTCAACTGTTTTTAAGCCATCGCATTTAGTTCTTTGTCCCTTGGGAATGATCAGCTTAAGGTAGTCTTTCTTAGACCAGCCGCGAAGCAGATCAATTGGGTGTCCCTCGGCAAAGGCTTTCATACTGCTAAAATAAAACTCAACCTCAAAATAGAAGGAGTTACTCAGGCCCCAACTGGGAAATTCCCTTTTTACTGTCATTTGTTTAATGCCAGCAGAACCAACCCTAGCAAACTGGTTGTTCAGAATAAACTCCTCGTCTACAAACTCTTTAAAAATAATATCTTTTCTTTGCCATGGGTTGTGATTCTTGTGCCCGGGCTTGTCACGAACAGACTCTTCTGCCGGTCGACGCGTCTTAGTAAAAAATGTCATATAAGGTATTAGAGCAGCGTGTTGAGCGGGAGTCATGTTTAGAAGAAACTCCGCATATCTCATTTTTGGGTTTGTCTCAGATAAAAACTTTCCAGTAGTAACCAAAGCATCAGCAATAACATTGCCTACTTTGCCGGCTGATGAGGGTGATAGTGTCGGCAGTTTTTCCTCAAAATTATTTTTATGTTTGGGGTGAAAAGTTATTAGTTTTCCCCGGGCGTTCTTAAACGATGCATCAACCTTATGCTTTTCATGTTCGCCATAAATCAACTTTTTAAGCTCTTCGTTCTCTGGCCTGTATATCTGACCCAATAGCATTTCTGTTAACCAGCCTTGTGGCGTCAGCTTGCGCGGCAAGAAGAATGTAGATTTTTTAGACATTTTTAATATCCATATACTTTTAGAACATCATTCAAGGGGAGGGGAATCTTAACTAAATCACCCACTTTGACGTGCTGTTCCGTGGGTTTCTTGTTGAACCAAGCAATCACCCACCAATATTTGGAATGACCATAGTGTACATGAGATAGTTTATAATAGCGATCACCCAACTTCCATATATGATTGGCAAAGGTTAATAGTTTTATCTCATCGGGCGTAGGATAATTCATATCTAGAGTTTCATAATGACGAATGGCATCTCTGTCATCGTATCTTGACTTAAACTCTTTCTTATATCCTATGTCGTCATTGACAAGGATATCTGTTTTTTTATACCTTGAATCAGCCATTTTATTCTCCTAAGATCGATGCCTCATTATATTCATCTCCAAGTCCAATCCCGGGGTCGGCCTTGGCGACCTCTTCATGGGCTTGCTTTCGAACATTGTATGGAAAGTTTTCGTTTCCATAGAATTCGCCGCCGGTTGAGTTGTTCCACCCTATTGTTGATTCGTGTAGTGGGCTAAAAGAGATGTTGAACCCAATAGCCCGTGGCAATAAATAGCCGCCTGTGCTATCTTTGTCCAATATAACACCTTTTGGCTGGATTCCAAAATCACTAGAAAAGCTGGTGATATATCCCAACAGACCCTTCGCTGGATTTTTATGATTAATAAGTAAGTTGGCGAATTTAATTCGAACCAGCGGCGGGCTATCAAGAACCTTTTGCCCAGAAGCATTAACCTCTTCATAACCCGGGTATAAACTCTTTATAAGCATATTTAACTTTTTCAAATTTTCATTTGCGTCAGCCTTACTAAAACAAGGAATCATAAGCCCTAAAGTTATTGCTCGTGTCGTGTTAGAGTAAGTTGGAATTGCATCTGCTCGTCCAAAGACGGCCGTTGAAGTCCAGTTGGGAGTGAAGCTGTCGGCAAACGCTGTTATATAAGCCGGGAAGCTCAAGCGCTGAAACTTTCCAGACTTGCCAGTTAGCCCGGCAGTGGTCGGAAAAGTAAAGTGAATATCTGAAAAATCTAAACTATTTCGTAAAGCTACCTCGCCGGTATCGGCGGTCTTAAGGGTTGGATCTGGCTCTGGTGCACTGGCGCCGAGCGTGCCGGCGCGGGTATCTAAGCCGCCAATAAAACGACCCTCCATGCGCCCAGCTTTCTTGGCAAAATCCTGTCCTAGATTAGCCGCCTTATTTATATTATCCTTCCAACCCATTGTTCATATTCTCCTTTATTCTGCCGGACTACCACGGCGCGGGGCCATGTTTTATCTCTCTAATTTGTGTTTTCTGTAACGCGTTGATAGCGTTTGTATCTTTTACAAATGTCATCATAGTCTCTAAAAATAATTCTATTTTCTTTCTAAATCCGGAGTCATCCATTTGTTTGTTCAATGCTGCGGTGATAACCTCTGAAGATTCTTCAACGGCGCCGGCTATCTTATTTATTAGCCCTTGTCCCATGGTGGCGGCCATCTCTTTCCCCACCGCCACTATTTGGCCTTGGGGTATACCGGCGACGCCCGCGCCCACTGCCATAGCTTCGTTGCCGCTCATTCCAAAGGTTGCGCTTTTCATTTGTCCCACCCCAGTCATCCGTTGCGCTAGAGTCCTTTCTTGTGCAATGCCCATGGGCCCGGGCACACCACTGCCCGCTAATTGATTTGCATCAAAGTTGATCAGCTTTCTAACTTCTGTCGGACCGAAGCCCGCGGCGGTGAAGGCGTTCATATAAGCACGCTGAACGCGTGGGGCGGCGCTCTTCAGCCTAGGCGCCACTTTCTGAATGGATTGAACAATGTAATTCATTCTTTCCGGGTAGTCCATCGCAGATGCCTTTACCGCGTCAAAGCTGCCGCCCAGCGAAGTAAGTACAGCGTTTAGTTGTGCGCCGGTCTGTTGGGCTGAGTCGAGATTCTCAAACTTACCCATGATGCCGTGCAGCTTGCCCATTTCCATTCCCATAGCTCGGGCGCGCCTCTGGAACATAAAGGCATTCTTTTGGGCGGCGGCATTGTCTAAATTATCATGAAACAGGTGCATGTTGGCAGCCATGTCCTTAAAAATTCGATTAACATCCTGTCCGGTGTTGACAGCAAAATTGGTCATTGTTCTTCCGAATGTCGTTATTTCTCTTGTTGACATTCCCATGGTAGTATCAAAGTCATTTATCAACCCTGTTGAAGTCTCGATCTGAACGCCCATTCGTTCCCACATCATGGTCTGCTTAACTAATTGCCCTTGGGTCTTTTCAAACCCTTTCCGCACTTTGCTGTTCAACACAGTTGATAAGGTGTTGAATCGATCTGTGGTCTGTTGTAAATTAAAACCCAAGTCTCTAACTTGGGTGCTATATTTAACTATTTGATTAAGTGCATCGGACTGCGCCTTGGTGTTGTTGGCAAACGCGGCGTTGCTTTTTGAAAGTCCGACATTTAACTGATCAATATATTCTACAAAACTTACCGCTTTTTTTGGTGCGCTAGTGCCGGTTTTATCCGACTTCTTGCCGCTGGCGATTGTTTTTTCTAGTCTAGCTACTGCCCTAGCTGCCTTGGTCCTTTCGCCACCGCTAAGACCGGACAAGAGCGACTTGGCTTTGGAGAGCGAGCCGTCTGCAATCGCCTGAAGAAATTGATTATATTCCGCCGATGCTGCCATTTAATCTTACCCCCTGCCCTATAAATAGTTTTCAACAGTAAAATTAACTTTCGTCTTTCACCGAGTCTTCAAAGAACTTTATCATGCGTTGAAAAAACCAGTCACGTAGCTTAATTGGAAGAGCGTAAAGTTCAAAGAAGTTCCAATTGCCCTTTTGCTTCATATAAAAGAACAATTCATATACGCTGTCAATATACTTACTCGTCAGGCCAAAAAAAGTCTGCCAAGACAGGCACGACCCCCTTGTTTTCATATTCACAGTTTGTGCACACAACTTCATACACAAAATCAATATCTGGTACAATTTGAGAATATTTTCTTTTCAAAAATAAAGAATCAGCAATTGGTAGTTTTGAAACAAGGTCATTTATGACCAAGATGTTTTCGGCGCCATTTACTGAAACTATCAGTTGGCGTAAGCGATCGGAAGCTAAAGTTTCTGGCAAGTTGTGTTGCGCTTTTTGTTTGGCTCTTGTTTCTATTTCTTCTTCATCTTCGCTGGTTAAAAACTTAAGCTCTATGTTTGCTTGGGTTTTTGGTAATTTGATAATAAACGTACCCCGATCGGTGAACTCTACATCCTCTTGGTTGTTCTCTTTTATCCCAACGGCGTCTAAATCGACTGCATGCTTATTGGGGTGATCACATATCGCACACGATATTTGGATTTTATACTCTGGACCATAAGCGTTTTTTCTAGCATTTATTAAAATAGCGCTTTTGTCGCCCGGCAATAGAGTATCTGCTTTTACACTCTTTAGAAGTAAGCTCTCAACGAGTTTATCTATAACCTTGCCCTGTTTTGCATATGCCGTAGACACCAATATGTCCTCTTCCTTTGTCGTCATGAATCCAACTTCAACCTCTTCAACTTTGTGAAGTGGGTGTTCTTTGGAATAAAACTTTCCAGCAGATGGTAGTTTTACTATGTCGGTTGGTGGTGTATATTGATGATTTACTTGTGCGGCGGGGTCTGGCGTGTTTTGTTTAAGTCTGTCTTGGTTTCTCATTATCTCCTCTTATTTTTTATGATATATTAACTCTGCCCAATCATATGATACCGTAATTCCAATTCCTGTTAAGTCCTGAGAGTTATAATTTACTTCACTAAATTTTGCATCAGTCACGAAAGCACCGTGTAATTTCCACTCTTCGTACATTTCCCCTTCTGGTGTTAGCATTTGAATGGAGACTCTTCCTAGGGAAGTCATCAGATCTTTTTTACTAAGATCTTTTAAAGCGGTTTCATCTATATTATCCGGGTAATCATATGCCCTATCTAATAGTTTCCCCATTGTAAGGGCCGCGATAGTTTCTTTTACGTCTCTAGAGAATATCTCTCTTATTGTAAAGTTTATTGGACTCCATTTAATTTCCGTTGGGTGATTAAAATAATGATTTAATAGTTTGTATGGCGCTGTGGATATCGTGTATGATGGACGAGATACATTGCTTATATAGGCTACAGGGAAATCATTTATTCTTAAATAAAATCTAAATGATTGTTGAGCCTGTGTCTCAATTAATCGGTCGTTGGTTAGCATCCTATTAGTAATTATCACTCAGCGGAAAAAACTTCGTGGCTGGCGTAATCAAATGTTAGCGTAACTGTAATGCTCATTAAATCTTCGCTGTCATATCCAACATCATCGTAGTTGACTTCCTTGACCCAAGCGTTCTTTAAAGTCCACTTTTCAACGTCGCGGCCACTTGAATCGATCGTCTTGATGGCAATATCGCCCTTGGTCGCGTCGATCGATTTAAGCTTAGAAGGGCTTATTTTCCAACCTTGGTTGTCCATCGTCCATTCTGATGGAGCAACGTAGCCGGCGTCTTTAAACATTTTAAACATTACAGAAGCAACATCTGGGTCGATGGGATCAACAAGTACAATTTGTATATCGCTGTATTGAACTCTGCCCGGGAATTTAAACTCGTGTGCTAAAAACTGATGCGTGGCACCGGCTGTTAGAGTCAAGTTTGGCCGGCCGGCGGTCTTGACAACCCAAGCTGGAATATCGCCAAAGGTCAGAATAAATTTAAATTTACGCTTTGGCTCAATATTTGGCGTTTGCCACTGGGGTAACGGTGTTGCTTGTTTTGGCATCTACTTTTCTCCTAATACTCCTAGTAATTAGTGTTAATCCTCAAATGCTGCTCCGGTATTTGTGACAATAAAGTCAACAGCAATAAATTCAATTGCTCTGGCCGGCTTTAAGAATACCTTTGCATACATAACGTTGCGATCAATTAGATCGTCCGTCGTGGTGGTTTTATCCAGTATTAACTTATAATCAGTCAGGCCGAAGCGAGCTTTAACGTCTGCTAAGAACGGCTCTGCTCTGCCTATGAATCTATCCCACGTCTCTTGTACGTTTGGCTCAAACAAAATGTCTGAAGCTATTCTGGCAATTCCCTTCTTAACATACAGCAACAACCTGCGAACGTTAATTCTGTCTAAAGCGCTTCTTGTGATCTGAAGCGTTTTCTGCCCAAAAATCACAATACCTTCATTCGGGAAGGAAGCAATTGGGTTAATATTTGCATCATAAAGAGTATCTCTCTCTTTTGAAGTCAACTTTTGAGTTACGTTAATCACCGGCAGGCCGGCGACTCCACTTGATAGGCCACCTCTGTTAAAGCCGGCTGGTGCGAACCATGGGGCGCGGACGCGATCAGTATACGACATTGCGCCGATCGCAGCTACAGAAGGGGGCATAAAAACGACGTTGCCGTTAATTGTGTCTCTGATCTGTACCCAAGGGTAGTATGCACAAGCATAGCTTGAATTTAAGCCACGCGCTTTGAGGGCATCGACCGTTGTAGTAACCGCGCCATAGGCTTTGGCCGTACCATCTTCCTCTGGTGTAAAGTCACCCTTGAGGTCGATTACAGCAAGGGCGTCCGCTCTAGATTCGACAGTCTCAATTATGTGAGTAGTTAACCCTTCGTGGTACAGCCCGGGCATTGACATTAAGTTATAATCAGCAAACTCTGGGTCTCTACAGATGTCTATGGCCTCTTTTGTACTATTAAAGGCATAATTAGAAAGCTCTGTTTTGTCTTCGAGTCCCGAACTTCTAAACTGATCCTTTTCCGTTATATCTAAGCCGTCCGAGCCTCCATATAATAGAGCGGTGAATGAATAAATCTCTTTATCCAAGATGTCCTTATATGAGCCTCCTGAACTGGTGCTATTAAGAGCCTTGCCGGCGTTTCTGGAGCCCGGTACCCAATAATAATCGCCGGCCGATGCAGTGATACTAGCCGAGGAAACAATCTCATCAAGTGAAAAAGCCCATGAGTGTTCTGTAAAGTTAGTCTCTGCAGTAAACTGATTTAAACCACTGGCCTTATTCTTAACAAGATCAACGATATCATTGTTGAATCTGCCATTTGCTTTTGTCTTTCCGGTGTAGGCACCGAAGTAAGCGTCTTTATTGTTTGAAAGGCCATCTTGTGAAGCGGATATGCGCGCAGGAACTCGTGGGAACAAGAACTTCATCTGCTTCTTAAATGAGCCCGAAACAGAACCCGAATCGGCGTGTTTAAGTAGGCCGGTGTAAGCGTGTGGTCTTGCAATGGTCGTGGAACCAATAACCGGACTGGCTGTTGCTGCAACGCCAAAAGAGGCTGACCAACTGCCAGTAACGAACGGGCTCAATTCAACCGCCTTATATTTAATCGGTCCAAAAGTGCCAAAAGGTAGGTTTTCCGCGTTAGTTGAGGCGTTAGAGCCCATCTTTATGCGAATATATTTAGAGTTGTTTGGCCATTCGCCCTGCGGCCTTAAGACTCTTTCAGTAGCATCAAACTTAACATACTGATCGCCAATTTTTCTGGCAACATAATTAACAGAATCTGGATTTAAATTACAATTGCTAAATCTTTCTAAAACAGTTAGTGATTTATCTGTATCTTTGAGCGATCTAACTAGTACATCAAACTGCCCCCACTTATCAAAGTCGTCTTTTGAATATTTTATGTTTGTAATGGAAATTTTAATATTATTCTGAGCCCACTCGGCATGATCAAGAGCAATGAACTTAAATAACTTTGTCATGTTAGCTGGAGCATAAGCAGCCTTCGCGCTGCCGCCACCCAAGTCTTGTGCAAAGAAATATCCCGTTTGAGGGTTGCCGTTAGCGTCTTCCTCTTGTGTATATGGGGTTTGTCTTGTGCCGTGCTCGCCAGAAGCGCCGCATTTAAGTCCTAAAATAACACCCATATATTTTGCTGAATTGGGGGCTGCGTTGCCGTTGCTGCCAGTTACTTTTTCTACTGTTTCCACGGTCGAACCAGCAGACATAGTTAGATAGCTCGTGCCGGCAACTTGGTGTAAAAGAGTGTTCTCAAATGTTTCACCCAGCCAATATATTTGTGCGTCGGCGCCGGCAGTAATCGTGCTATTAGTCAGCGTGGGATTCGTGTTAAAAACTTTTCGAATATAATTTTTATGAGATGAACCCATATTAAAAGTAATTTTCTTTTCCGTCGAACCAGCCTTAATCATTGCCGTAAAATTACCAGCCGTGTCAGCTTGGATTAAGTTTGCCGTACCTGAAAGATTTGTTACTGTTCCTCCAGCCATATCAGTGCCGATTAATGCCATTGAACCTGAATCGACATACCAGATCGCTGCCAGCGAACCAGTCACTTTGCTGGCCGTGCGGCTGGCGCCGAAGCCGGGGCCGTTAAATATCCACAGGCCATAAGCGCCGCCACCATGATTCTGAAATTTTCCGGATGTAGATAAGGTATTTGTCGTCTTCCAGCCGGCTTCGCCGCCGCTAGACTTGTTAAGGTGTTCTTTCCCAAGAAGCCTGACAACATTAATGGTTGGTGAGTTTTTAAGCCACGCTTGGGCCGCGTAAGAGGCGTAAGTAGGCGCCAACTGATTATCGTCTCGCCATGGATCTGAACCTACACCACCATGTTGGGGGGCGCCAAACACGTCAACAAAATCTGAAAAAGAATCAACCTGAACGGGCCTCATTGCTGGGCCTCTCAGCGTTCTACCAACAACTAGGGGGCCGATGTCTCTTGGCTCGCGGGGCAATTGAGAATTGTCTATTTCATTTAAGAAAATGCCCGGTGAAACAAATCTAAACTTCTTTGCACTCATACTTGTAATTCTCCCGTACTCTTATACATAGTAAATAGTAATTTCAAACTCAAAACCCCCCTAGTTATCAAATGGGAAAGGCTCTTTGTGTCGAGGGCGCAGTGGTTCCTTGTCTTTATTGTCATCGATACCGTACTCATTGATATCGCCAAGAACAACCCTTTCGCGCTGAAATTTGAGTTCTACGGCATTTTCACGTATCACCATTTTTGGAGTCTCTTGATTCTTTCCTGAACCCAAAATGAAGCCCAGCACTTTTAATGTTACTGTTGTTTCATATTTCTTTTCCTCTTCAGAAAGATTTGAAACGTTATTATCTGAAGGGTAGTTATCTTCAATAAAAGCTTCATATGAATAGCCATCTTTTTCTAAAATGAATTGATTGATACCACCGGCAAGGACCATAAATGGCTGCATTATCTCATTCATCTGTTGCTGATAGTCCGTTCTAATGTTGATTGTATATGATAAATCATAATAAACCGGCATGGGCGCGGTTATTGTTTGATAAACAACTTTTTGATTTGGAATTTTTTTCCCAAACGAGTCTTTCCATGGAAAATTATTTTGTCCATATATATCGATGCTATCTGCGTTTCTAAAGTTCTTCGTTTTTTCCTGATTTATTCTCTTATGGATTCTATACGAACCTTTTCTATAATCGCGCACTGGAAAAACGTTGCCGGGAATAGGTCGTGAAGCAACTGCGGTCTTACCTACTGAAGTCCTCTCTACAGATATCATTGGAAAGATCAGTGCGTCAGCGCCGTTCGTTCTGCGACGTTCTCTCTGGGCCGCACGCTCTGCGGTGAGCCACATAACATGAACTTTTTTCCACCCTTGGTTTGTAGTTGAGTAAATGTCTAAAATCTTATCAATCCAGTTAAAAACTGCCGAGTCGATAGTTTCAAAGTTCGATGGCTTAAGTGTTTTTACTTTATGAGGCATTGAATTTTCCCTTCCTTGCTCTTATACACTTTGCAGCAATTTCATACTTCGTATCAGACTGGCCGAACAGCTGGTGTGGCTGATCTAGTGCGACTATCTCATAATAAATCGTGCCATATAAAATAAAGTCACCTTCTCTAACAAAAAGATCTTGATCTTCTGTTAGTCTTCTTTTGTGAAAGTGTACAGTAACCGATGACTTTTTGTCGATACCAAACTTACCAGTTTCCGTAGTTATGCCTTCCCACGCTATCAGTGCATATACTCTAACCGGTGGCAAAAATGTTTTTTCAATAGCCTCGCCATACACCTCGTGATAATTTGTGTATTTTGCGCTGATCGGATAATACAAAATAGTTTGGCCTACGACCCTTTCAACCACCTCGTTGCTTATTTGTTTAATGAGATCTTTCTCTTTTTTACCAACAAATAACGGCGGCGGTGGTGCGGCCGGTTGTGACCAATTGTCTTTTTTTTCATTCGCCATCTAGTTTATCCCACAAAAATTGGCAAAGGAACAAAGCTCTGCGCTTTACTGGTACTATCAGCCATGGCAGCATCCCTTTCTGCTAACTTAGCATAAGTCAACTCATCCAATACAGTTTTTAATTCTTCTCTTAAGTCTTTTTGTTCCGCTTGCGCTTGCGATACTAGATCGCCGCCGTTTAAGGAGAGTGTCTCGCCCGGGATCGGAATAGAGCCGCCAAATTTGTTTCGGACATGTCCCAACATCTCTTTAGCCAAAGATAGAGCAAACCTACGAATCCATTGCTTTCCTATACTATTAATATTTTTATATGGAATATTTGCGTAAGGTAGCGTATTTATATTGTTGACGCCATCTGTGCCGTTCTTTCGATCTGAGTGCTCTTCCCACGCGTCCTTCTTTACTGTGAATTGAACCCAAAATTTATCATCAGTTGAAAAGCCCGAGGGCGCGGGATACAACCTTAATTTGTTATTGTGTAATTCGTAAGAATAGTTTGAAATTCTAGTTTGTATGCTGTCTTCATACTGAATTGCTTGCAGCTTATTTTGCCAAGTTGGGATTACCTCAAAAGTTGAGTCGTCCGCGTACTGGCCATAGGTTGACATGTTTCCGATTACATTTAAGCCGCCATAAAAAGCATAGAACCTCCATTGGGCCCTAGATGAAAGATAATAAACTTTTCTAATTGTGATCTTGTTATTTGCAATTGTGTCTGTGCCGTCAAACGTACTGACAGAACTTGAGATGAGGGACTGCAAATCGTAGTCTTGTTGATCGGCGACTGCAGTAAATGACCCTGAATATACAGTTAAATCACCATTTATACCAGCCTCGGTGGCCATTCCCTCTGCGGCACGTTGGGAATGCTGAAATGTATATCTGGGATATTTTAAAGAAATACTTGAAATCGTTGAGCCTGAGATCTCACCGTCATGATCAAACGACGCTGTTGTATTTCCTAATAAGTCGCCTAACGAGTTTTTTGCCTGATGTATGTTAACTAAATAAGAGTATTCTAGGCATGCCTCTTCATATGCAGTGTATACATTTCCCGGCGTTATTTCAATGTCTAATATATCGCCGCCTAGTTTTTTATAAACATAGGAGACTTGCTCTGCGGCGCCGCTTAAAAAGTTATTATCAGAGACATAAATACCATACGGAAGGGTTGCCGACACTAAAGAGGTCGATCCCGTCGATGTCAGTATAACTTCGCTGGTTGTACTCGCCGGTGTTAAAGTTGGTGTTGCCATTCACTAATTCTCCCAATACACAAGTAATTAGTTGAGCGGCTTTAAAAAAGAGCGGACTAAGTGGTTTTAGGCTTGGTTGTTTTTCTTATCACCGAGTTTATTGGCTTTCTGGCGGCCGGTTTCTTGGTTGTGGGCGCTCTTGGTACTTCCTTCGCAACCGGTTTTGGCGGCGGCGGCGGGGGCACTTCCGGCTCGGCCGGCGTTGGCTCACCCCAGCCGAGTTGGCCGCGGATTGCTTTTGCTTCGTCACTGGACACTTCCAGTGTTGCCAACTTAGCTTCTAATACTTGGCGTTTTGCGCGTGGTATAAATTTTATTTTAGACATAATGGTTTTCCTCCAACCTTAGTGGTTGTAATAAATAGTTCTATTCTTCAGAAGGTTCCTCAGAGATTTCTATAAGGGCGCTTACTATCTCTCGGAGATGGCCGTATAGGCGCGCTTGGGACTCAGCAATTGCACTAACTTGTTTCTGCAAAGCGTAAATCTTGCCATCCGGAGTATGTGCGTAGAGAGCGCCTAGCGTAGGAACATCTTGTATCTTGCCCTCTAGTTCATCCTCTTCTTTGTCTTCAGTTGTTTTATTATCTAGCATATTTTCTCCTAATGTGTCGACTTATATTTAATATAACACATTAAACTCAGTTTATCAACAAAAAAACCCCACCTCCCAAAAAAAGAGGTGGGGTTTTAAGTTTGCGTGCCTGAATAAATGTTATGCTATAACAGGTAATCCAGCCACCGCGGTGGCGCCGGCGGCTACGCCGCCGCCTCTCGATGTGATAGCCCATCCACTGCCTGACCATACAAAAGTTGCATTTTCTCCTACTGTGGTGAAAGTAATTTTTGTATATGCGCCATCTGTAGTAGCTGGCGTGACCTTCCACGAGTTAGCTGATGAAGAAGCATAAACTATTTTTATTTGGCCCGCGGTCGTGCCATCGGCTAGAGTCATAGCTTGGTCGGCGCCGGCGGCAAGTACTTTCGATATCGGAATAGTAATACTCAAGGCGCCGGCAGCGGATTTTACTTCTGTACTCAACGAAAGGCCGGCGGCGCTAGTAATCGTTGGTGATGTCAACGTTGTGTTCGCGAGGTTAAGGTCTCTGTCGACCGCTTCCATAAGAGCTTCAAGGCGCCCCAGTCCCATTCTTCTATTTCCCATAATTTGTTTCCTCCTTCAAGGTGTGTTGTTTGATATGGTTATCGATAACCCGATTATAATCACAAAATATAGCCAGCCACTTCGGCTATAAATCTTTAAGGGTCAGTGGCCCCGACCCCGAAGAAAACTCTCAAGTTACTTATAAATAGTTTACCACAAAAGAAAACCCCCGCTCCGAAGAGCGGGGGCCGGAATACAATTCCTATTTAGCTAATTAGCTACGCACCAGACTCACCAAGGAGTCCGCGTACAACAACCAAGCCATACATATCAGGACGCACCATCTTCTTCGCGTAACGCGTCATGACACCCTTACGGGGCACGAAATCGTCCGGTCCAAAGATAGTCGGCGTGACCTGTAGCGGCACGTAAGGACTATAAACATAGCCGCTTTCAAGGAAGCTATTACCCTTACGACCAACTAGAACAGCGTTTCTTGGGAAGTAGGGGTCAACATAGACATCCCACTTCTTATTAACGCTGCCAGACTTGAGAGTACCAGCAGTACCCCTGTCGCCATCGACGGTGACAGAAGCGCGGAAACCGGCTGTCATCTCAAGGATGCTAGCGATTTCTGGCGAAGTAACAATGAAGTTAGCTCCACCACGCAACGTCTTACGATGAATCTGTGCAGAAACGTCATTGACAGTCTCTAACAGAGTCTCATACCACTCGCTAACCGTACCAGTGAAGTCAGGGGCTGCTGACGTAGCACCAACCTCTGCACCGGTAGTTCTGTTAACGAACAAGCCGGGTGATCTTGACCAGTAATAAGTACCGGCAGTCGCACCCTTAATGAGATCTTCCAGAATCTCGCGGTCAATTTCCAGAGCAATCTGCTCTGAAAGAATACCAGTAAGCTCAACCTCGGCATCCATATTGTGGTAGGCATTAAGATCCTGACCCAATTCTGGCGACCACTTGGCCTTAAGCTTCTTAGTCTTCGCAGTGACACTGATTGAATCAACCTTGATGTCGATCTCGGGAATTTGAGACTGATTCTCAAGATCCCATAAGCTGGCACCCACGACACCACCTAACGCACGCTCGCCCACATTGTCGAAGTTATCAACAATCGGGAATTCAACCTTGCGGAAGCCGGCGGTCGTGCCATTACTAGCACTAATCGAAGCTCCAAGCGTACCATGAGAAACGCCAGTGAGGCCCTTAAAGACCATGATGCCCTTATAGACAGTTGAGCTTGGCAGGTTATTAGCCGAAGCCGTCGAAACCTGAGTCAATCGGCGAACGATCGTACCCGATGTTGGGTTAGGACCGTTGATGGCCGGCGCGACGCCGTCATTTTGTGAAAGACCAACTAAGTTATTCACATCCATCTGTGCTAATGCCGCAGAACCAGTCCATGTACAAACAACGACTGCCGAACCTTGAAGGTCTGGGTCGTGACGACAAAGCCTGTTAAGCTCTTCGCCGTAAGAACCACTACCCGGGAGTGTACCGGAGTGTGATGCGACCAGCGTAAAGTGGTCCGTAGACGAGGTTGGTGACGCGAAGCCGTTATTTAAATTATAAAAGCTCTTGTCAACCGCGCCGCCGGCTTCGGTAAGATCGACACCGCCGGTGATCTGACCAGCGACAACGCCTCCACCATACAGTGAGTCGTTGGCGTCGTAGCCGAGTCTTGCAGAATTACCAGCGACTTGGAAATCCATGAAGAAGATGAGGCCCGAAGGCAGACTCATCGGTTGAACTGAAACCAGTTCGTTAGCGATCAAGCCGCCAAATACACGTCGGACGATCGGAAATGCTACGGACGCGAAGCCCTCAACATCACCGCCGGCCATTGAGCTTGCTTCACGAAGAAGCTCTTTTGCTTGGTTCTCAAGCAGTACCGCCATAGTGTTTTTATCACGGTCATTGTCCATCCCCTCTAAAAGGCCGGTGCGCTCCCACTTCTGAAGTAGAGCCGCCCCTTCTTTCGCGAGGTCACGATGCACAATGTTTTCTGTAAGTCTTTCAACAATACTAGACATAGTTTTATCCTCCAATTGTTTAGTCTATGCCCGCTAAACGCTTCATGCGTTCAGCGAAGTCATTATTCCCACTCTTCTCTTCGCTTCGTACACGAGATCTAAGAAGAATAGAAGACGAAGCTCGCTTACTTACTACTTCGCTAAGTGATTTTGATCTCTTTTTATTAGAAATACCCACCGTGCTCTGAAGTGTCTCGTATACAATCTTCGCTTGCTCCAAAGAGCTAACCTCACCAATAGACTCGACAATTTTCTTCTTTTGTCGCTCATTCAAGGAGTCATCCATTAAAGTTTGATTCATGTAATGAAGCTTCCCGCTTGTTAGCTGGGCTTCATCAAATTTTTCTTTTATTTTTTCTGCTGTGTTAATTAATTCGTTTTTCATTTCATTAAGCTTTTTATATTTTGCCTGTAATGTTTTATTTTCTTTTTTGAGTTTGCTGTTCTTTTCTTCTAGGTCATCGTTATATTCGCTAATTGCAGCAACCAGTTCTGCAACATTTTCTCTACTATCAGCGTAATCTACAGGTGGTCTCATTTGCCCGTTGGCAAATCCCCCATCTGGCTTCATCTCATAATCAAATTTAAGTGACTCGGCGATTTCTTCTAACTCAGACTCCTCTATTTCTACAGACTCTTCTTCTAGCTCTTCGACATCTTCTTCTATCTTCTTTTCAGAAACAGTTTTGACATCTTCTTTTTCTAGATCACTTGCTTCTAAGCTGTGTAAGTCGATTTCTAATATCTTATCATCGTCAATTTCCATATGGAAAGCCTCTGGCAGTTGAGAATCTAAATCTTTTGCTAAAACAGCATCGGCATCTTGAGCTTCGGGAGTCTCTTCTTGTTCTAGTAAACGCTCGACGGTATCTTTTATCTGATCTGAAAATTGTTCTACTACAACTTGCTCCGCACTTTTGATCGCGGCCGACCGCAAAGCGGCGGCATCTACTATTGCTTGTTCTAACATTGTCGACATCGGAGGCTCTCCTATTTATATCTAGCTATGAATAAATAGTAATTAAAAAAGTAAAGTGACATAGAAAGTGTTATCAGTGCTTTAGAAAGTGGAAAGAGAGACAAAACACCGGTTAGCAGCATCACTATTATTGCCGCCGTGTGTGACTCTTACCTTGTCTGCGCCAGCAGTTTCATAAATTCTCACCGTAGAGGCTGCAACTATAGCTTGTGACCACGTTCCGTCGCCGTCATCAATGTGCATAGTGGACCATGTTGCGCTGGCATGATAATATAATTCTATTTTCGTTACTGCTGCGGAGGCACCGCACTGAATATGCATAAATCTCTGGTTTTCGGTAGTGTATGCAACGGTTGACAGAACATGATCCGTACTGGTTCCTCCGTTTGCATTTTTTGGGCGCCGGGTTCGGCCCCAACTCTGGTGTACTTTAAAAGTCGACATTTCTTTTCCTCTTTAATAATTAGTTTATTTTTTTGATTTAGTTTTTGTTTCTTTAATTAGTTCTTTCTTCCTTCTAATTCTTTCTCTTCTTTTTTTAGTAGAAGGTTTCTCATAGTACATTCGTTCTCTTATCTCGTCTATAATACCTTCATTCCGAACTTTTTTACTAAATCGTTTAATCATCTTTTCAATAGTTTCGTTTCTACGCAAAGAAACTTTTACATTCACAGCCATTTTATACCTACTTATCAGCCAATAATTTCCAATTTCCCATACCCGGAATTTGTGATATGTCCACACCAGCATCACCAGAGCCAACTCCAGATAGCGGGTTTCCGACAGACGACTCGTTCATGGGCTGAGTGCCTTCAAATAAATCTACACCGCCGTATGCTTCTGCGCCCATGGCATGTAAAAGTTTATTTTTTGTTTCATTTATTTTTTGTTTCATTTCGTTGTCAGGTTTAGTTCTACTTTTCGCTCTTGGCTGTTTCACTTCTACTAGTTGTTTATTAGAAGTTCCTTTTATAACCTCTGAAATAATACCTGATAACACACCATTTTCGAAGATAACTTCCTTAATACACTCTTTTATTAGCGGCTTTAAAATCTGTTTTAATTCGGCTTTCTTCATCTTAATCCTCTAAAACACTATTTAGCACGCGGTTGATTCTATCTGCTTTTGTAAAAATTTTGTTAAGCGGATCTCTATTTTCTGTTAAATTCATAAACGCGCCGGGCGTTGAAGGGTCGCTGACAATATCAAAGCATATAAGCTGAAAATCATCTTCTACTAAAGTTTGGCCATTGTTTTCTGTTACAGAGCCCAAGCCGCGTGATGAAATACCGACCTGTACGCCACCATTAATAAGCTCATTTAAAATCTTTCCGGAGGGGGTATTCAATACCTTTATTTTGCCCATGACTGATGCGCCGTCCATCCACACCTCTGTACACATGTGAGAGACATTCTGAAGGTTAATAACGGATGAGTCCGGATGATCTAATTCGCCGAGGGCGCGCATCTCTTGTACTAATTTTCCGTAATTCTTAATTTCTCTTTCCATTATTGCCTTGGGGTACACGCGGCCGTTACCGTTCTGTACGTCGGCCTCTTGCAACTTACCGGTTAAAAAGACTACTTTATCTTCCACCACTTGTCGTTTTTCCTCTTCTGTGAGCATATCTTGGCATGTGCCGCCGTCACATAAAGCATAGTATTCTCTTAAAAGATATTTCTTTGACATCCTCTTTTCCTCATTAAGCGGGCATCACCCGCGTGGTTTGGCAGCCTTTTTTGCAAAGCCGCGGCGGTTGTAACATCCAGTGGTTCTCGACAAAAATATTAATTCCTTTTGACATTGATTCCTTCATCTCCAAATAATATACTTAAAGCATAAGATGTGCCCGAACTTAAGCTTCCCAAAATTATTGGGTTAACCCAGTTCAGGTCAAATGTAAATAGTTCTGTGTAGAAAGAAATTCCGTAAAGAAAAACGCCAACCCAAAATCCCAGACACATCGGGCAGTGAAAAAGCTCTCCAAAGAACCCCTCTTCTGGTCTCACTTTGTTAAAGATACTACCGTATACCAAGGTTTGTGTTAAACCCCAAGCGGCCAATATAAAATATAATAATTCCATTCTAAAGCCTGTAAATCAGCCCATACGGCTTATGGCCCGGGTCAATCGAGCCCTTCTTCTTTTCGTGCGGAACTTCCCCTAGTTCAGTTGTTTCATCATCATCGGGGTCTGTATAGTGGCTTGATACTTCGTCATCGTAAGTCATTGATTGTTTAACAATAATGACTTCATCTTTTAAGAATTGATAGATAGTAAAAAGGAGTGTCTCTAGGGTGTCTATTTTATCATTGATTGGATACTTGCACTCCAACGAACCAAATATATTTCCGGACTGTACGCTGTCTAGTTGCGCCATGCCGCGCCTGATTAAGAAATCAAAAAACTTGTCTTGGTAAGGATAAGGGTCATAATTTATTCCTCTTTTAGCAAAAGTTATTATTTTGTTCTTTGAAGGATCAATAATTATATCATATATCGGGTGATCAAAAATCATATAATTGCCGTCTAGAGTCTTTCTTATTTTTAGATAAACTGTGAGCGGATCTCTAATTTTAATCTTTATTTTCGGTTCGGCCTTTTTGACAATGACCCTTAATAAATCTTCTTCTGGAGTTTGTTCTTCCGGAAGCTCTTCTTCTGGGTTTACAAATAACTTAATAGCTTCTAAGATTTCGCTTTCTCTAATCATTACTTTGTATCTCGCTAACCAACTCTTGTATTTTTAAGATCTTCTTAAGAATCTTTTCATTTATATACTGCTCTTTGAAGCCGTCTATAACGCCGATCACCTCATTCATTTTGCTAAGCATGCCGGCATCTTTTTTTATCTCTTCTGTTTTTAGGGAGGTCTCTATGTGGCCTTTCAACCTTCCCAACTCTTCATTCAAAAAATACCTTAACTCTAAGCCGCTATCCTTAAAAGAACCTACATATTTTGAAAGCAATTCTTTTTGTTCTTCCAAGAGATTTCCGTATGTTTCATTAAACTTTTTAGAAAACACTTTAAGTTCAGTAGTATTAAGCCTCTTGGTTTTGACAGCCTGAGCCACTGGCTGAATCATATATGATACGATTTGTTTTTCCAGCATTATTTTCTTTTTTATCGGAGTACTTTGATTAAAAATCTGAGATATGCTAGCTATAGCCTTGTAGTTCGGAACAAAATTAGTAAAAACATCTGCAGACACCTTTTTGTTTATTCGCGACACAAGTTGTGATTGTGTGTCGAAGACGTTGCTGCTATTCAAGGAAAGATATACTCTTTTAACCTCGCTTACGATCTTCTCAGCGTCGTCTCTAGAGGCGCCCTTTGTTTCATATAAGTTCTTGTACAAAGAAAGCTCTTGAAACAGCACTGTATTCTTATTGAAAAACTCAACCAAAACATCTTTGACAATCTTTTCTCTTGCGCGATCATCCCGAAGAGCCGCCTTTGTTAGCTCTCTAACAAGTGCTTCGAATAAAAAAGCTGTATTTCTCCGCTTATTGTGCTTCAACTTCATCTCTCTTTTTCTCCAAGTTTCTAATCAAATTTTCGATTTCATTGCTTGATCTAAACAATTTCTTTTCCGCGATAATGTTATAATTAGCTTTGTTTTCTGAAACTATTCCCTTAGACAGGCTATCAAAATTATATTTTAGGCCCAGACCTCTTTTGCCGCCTTGTCTGTGGCCGGCTTGAGACATCATGTTTTTCTTGCGAGGTACCGATCCTTTTCTCTTATCTAGTTCTTTTGGCACGGGCTTATACCATTTGCCCTTTGATTTATCAGTTGTTGTTTCTGTGTTTCCAAGCATATCTTGTTTCTTAACTTTGTGCCACATATATTCGCCTTCGTCTCTCTTACCGGGCGGTGGGCCGGCCTCTTCTGGGGCCGCAAGGAGGCCATCAAAGCCCTCACCGGCTTCGGCTGGGGCTTCTGCTGCTTCTGGTGTCGGGGGCTCGCCGGCCATGTCTTCCATACCACCCATGTCTTCCATGCCGCCCATGTCTTCCATGCCGCCCATATCACCTAGGGCACCCATCTCGGCGGCTCCAGCAGCATCGCCGGCCACTTCTGCCACCTTGGCCATAGAAGCTTCAAGCTTTTTATCATAGAAACGTTCTCTCTGGTTTCTTACAAACTCCTCTTCGGAAATGGAAAGAATATTTTTCGCGACCCATCTCTTACTAAACATTTGGCCAATGGCAGTGTCAACTAGGGCTAGTTTAGTATTCCAGTGTTCAAGCTCTTGCATCTCCGCAATTTTTGAAGGGTTGTGTAGTTTCATCTTAAAAGAAGTTAAATCTTCCCCTCTGTAACCCAGCGTGTATAAATGAACGATCGCTATTTTTTCTAATTCGGAAACAAGTGATCGCTGCAACCTTTGAATTGTCCGCGCAAATCGAATATCTTTTTGAGCTAATGTTGCCTTGTCTTCTTCGCCGCCTTCGCCGCGAATAAGATATGACATTGGAATTTTAATTGCAGCAAACAGCTTGTCGCGCATATACTTAACATCGTCAATGGCAGTGGCCCATGTTGTGCCGCTTAAGTTTTCAATTTTAGTCCCGCTCTGCCCGCCGCGAACTGGAATATAAAAGTCTTCTTCGATCGAAGCCGGGTTATATCTCAAATCAACTTTGCCAGATTGTGTGTCAATAACGGAGTGACGCTTCATCTGAGTCATCGCTTTCTGCATGAATTGTTCGACATCTTCCGGAGGTACACCGCCGACATCGATATAAAAGATACGGCGATCGGGTGATCGTACAATACGATAAGCCATCATCGCATCTTCAAGCATTGTCAGTTGGCGCCAAATTCTTCTAGCCGGATCTAAAATACTAGTTCCATATGGCGCATATTTGTCGTTACCTAAAACCCTGAAGTGTGCGACTTGCCAATTTTCTAAAGTCATACCAGCGGCATTCCACTGAAACTGAATATAGCTTGGGTTGGTTTCATCTTGGCCTTCCAGTCTTTCGACTTCAGAAGGTGGCAGTCCTATAACATTTTTTATGCCTATTTCCTCATCAATGTCCAAGTATAAAAAGAAATCTCCATACTTAGACATTGTGCGGGCCCAGCTGTATAAGTTGTTTTCGACGTTTAATACTTGATAAAAAAGTGTATTTAATATTTCTTTGATTTCCAAGTTCAAACAATCAACTACGAGTAGCGGGCTATAATTTGTATGTGTTGTGATCTCGTCTGCATAAATATCGAGTGCCGAGGCCAACTCCGGGGTGAACTCCATTTGATCAAAATCGGCATATCTTTCTGATCGGTTTTGGTTAAACATAATGTTTGCCAAAACGCTTTCAAACGGATTATAAGATTTCTTCTTAAATTGTTGGCCACTTGCTGATTTAAACCTTTTTGCTGACTTATCTAAGTGGTGCTTTCTGCCCACTCTTACTTGCTGCCTTCTATAATTAACAATCGGGCCCGACAGCAACCTAGTTAATTTCTTAAATAAGGTAGATTCTGAATTTCTTGGATTTCTTGGCGTAACTTGTCTTGTGTTTTTTCTAACCATTATCTATTGCCCTATTTTACAAAAAACGGAATGCTGTTGAAATCATATCCTTTTTCCGAATTATTTTTTCTATAGCCGGCCATGCCCTTCATCTTCGTATCAAAAACACTTTTAGATGTCATGATCGAGCCGAGCATGGCCTTCTTGTATTCAGTCTCGTGGTGATTAGCAACCAATGCGGTTTCGCGGACCCAACATGCGATGGCGATTGCTAAAACTAAATCATCGTTATAGCCCCGCAAAGCTTCTGCCTTTCCGTTGTTCCAAACAAAAGTTTTGAGTTCGCTAAAGAGGCGCATTGACTTCACTCTTATGACCTTATTTCTTACCAACTCTTCTAGCTTTGCCACAATGAGTGGCCGCGTTTTAACAGTCGTTGCAAACCCCGGGGTTGCGGAGCTCTGATGTTCCGCTAAGTATTGGTTAACGTGCTCGTGGGTACCTTTTCTAGAGAAATATATGTTTGGGTGTTTTAATTCTCTTAGTTTATCTAAAACTGACATTCCTATAGAATTATTTTCAACCACCGTTAGACAAAAGCCATATTCTCTGCTCGTCTCGTAGAGCAGCGAAGCGTACATATCTAGAGGTAATTTTCCTTGATATTCTGCAACCTGTTCCATTGTTTCCGAATTAAAGATGTGAAAAGCAGAGTTGTCTTGTCCGTCCCCGCGTGCCACATCAGCAATTAAAAAGTATTTTTTTGTTGCGTCGAAGGTCTCCCAAATCCATAAATTACGGTCGAAACCGGTTTTGTATTTTGGTTCTGTGGTACCTTCCTTTATTCTTTCTAGATCTTCGCCGGTCAGCAGTGTTTCGCCAGACATGTTGAAATTACACTGAAGCTCTTGTGCAACTTCCCGAACTGACATGTTGCGGCGCTCTTTTTCAAACCACTCATAATCTCTCTCTGGGTGTACATCCCACGGTAGACATATATTATTAAAATCATTTATGCCCTGCTCAGACTCGCTATATATCTTATGAAACATGTTCCCCACACCCTTTGGCGTAGAAGCAATGATACAATCGCCGCCAGTGGACAGCGTTGGCAACAGACCAGCCCATAACTCGTCCAAACCCTCGATGATGGCGGCCTCATCAATAACTAATAAAGAAAGCGCCTCGGAGCGGCCGGCATCGCCAGAGGTTGAAATGGCCTTCACTTCGCTTTGGTTGTCTAGTTTAAATGAATTTCTGTTGTCGATAACTATCTTTGAGATCAACATCCAGTCCGGTAAAGATTTTATAGCCAATTTAGTTTTTTTAACTAAGTTTGCAGCCGTATTTAATTTGGTTGCCATTACAACAACGTTCTTCCCTTTGTGAAATAACAAAAGCCAAGCCACATAAGCAGATATTGTAGTAGATATCCCAAGCTGTCGGGCCTTAAGAACGACATTGTAGCGGTGATCTATAAAATCCTTTACTGTGTCCTTCTGAAAATCATAAAGCTTAAATGGTATTAATCCCTTAATGGGATGCGTAATCCTCACATAGTTGTCGATAAAATAAACCGGATCTCTGCCGCACTTAAGAAGTTCTTTTCTGATCTCTTTTTTGGTTAAACGGTATTTCATTAAACATTTGACTAATAAGCTTTGTTATTTTTACCCAACTTCAAAAAGTTTTTAACGGCGTCATCAACACTTTTGATGTGCGGGTCTAACTCTCTGTCGTTGGCGTCCACAGCCATAGTGTCTTTCATATTCCCAATTGTGTAATATTTCGAAGATTGTACCCAGTTTCGCACACTGTTCATGCGTTGAATTACGGAATCAGCTTCGCCATCTGGTGATAAAGAGAGGCTTGTTCCTATCACCTTTTTATATTCTTTCTTAAGAAACTTCACAATGTCATTAAACATTTGCTCAATTTCTTCTTCATATCTCGCTGGGCCGCGTCGGTGGATGTCTTTTAAGCTGACCTCTCCATGGTATTTAATACAAAGTTTGTTTCCATGGAAGTTCACACTAAAGCCATCCATTACCCTCTTATCGAGGAGGGGATTGCCTTTTTCCCTTTTAAGTCCAACTTCTATTCTTTCACCTTTGCTGTCATATCCATCATAGGCGTTTGCGGCAGCTTGGGAAATTCCCCTGACTATATCTAAAGTAGTCATCTTTTTATTTTTTTTCTTGGGCATTTTCTGGTCTCCATCCTTTTAACCATCTTTCTTCACGGTTCTCGACGTAATGTACGAAGCATTTAAAACAACATTCATACTTATTCATATAAATGTCGTCTTCTGCTTTAAAAGAATATGTCTCGCATACAGGACATATTCTCTTTACCTCTCTATTAATTAGTTTCTTGGGTACAAAAAAACCACCGGCATCAATCTTCTCTTCATATTGTAATATATGCTCTTCTTCTGCAGAGCTTTCTTGTAGTTGTTTCAGATACTTTTCTTCTTTCTCTTTGTTCCAATAGCTTTCGGGGTTTTGAATCGCGGTTTCACCATATTTCTTTGCGATTGCTTGTTCAACTTTGGCTATATAATTTAAATCCTTTTTTGGCTTCATTTCGCAGTCTGCACCGCTGCATAGAATATGCCCATGGCCACAGATACGCCGACAATCACCCCACCTGTAAAGAACCAGTGATTATAGTCGTTGGGCTTTTCAAGCGTTATTTTCTGAAGATGATCGATTTCATTATTTTTAATTCTTATAATAGCATCGTATTTTTTTTCTGTAGCTTCCAGCGAAGTCTTAACCACAGAGGTAAACATATCACATCTGGCTGTTTCTTTGGCTAAGTTGTGCTTAAGCTGTAGTGTACACTCTAGTTGGCCCTTCTCTTTGGAGGCTAATAATACGGCGTTTGCTTGGTAGTTGTAAAGAATGCCGTTGAAGGGGGCCTTCTGGCCTTGTTTTATTTCTGCTACTTTGGGGGTTTCTGCGAAGGCAGTTAAGGGAAGCCAGACTAAACTAAAGATCAGTGCCGTCGTGTAGATTTTTTTCATCATCTGTTATAACCAGTTCAAAGCCAAATTGTTCAGCTATTTTTTTGACTCTGCCTTCAGGATCATTATGAGTCTCTTTGACAATTTCTTTAACCCTTTTCTTTTCCCACTCGCGCATTTTGAGGTTTTGCTTCTTATATTCATCATCAAGCTTCATAAGGGTTTTGCTGTAGTCCAAGATGAGTTTTTCTTTTTTATCCACCTCTTCTCGGTGGATCCGATTGATTGCGGATATTTCTTCTTTGTGGGATTGCTTGGTTAGTTTAAATGTTTGTTTGATGCTTTCGGTGTTTTTGTTTTTTCTAAATAAAACGACCACAACTACAGTGTAAGCAGCGAGAGCGAAGTATTGCCAGTATTTAATAATGGTTACGTATGCTTTCTTAAAAAATATTTTAATTGCTAACCAAGTCATTTTTACTCTTAATAGCTATCATCAGGTGTATACATATGTTCACCATCATATTCATCGTCGTAACCTTCATCGTCGCCCATCATCTCGGCCGACCAAGCCAGCAGCTTTTTTATAATTGATTCTAGAGCAGTGCGAGCGCCCGGATCTTCTACACGGCTCACGGCCTTGTCAAGATCATCGATTAATATCTCCAGACGGACTGACGGTTTTGGTCGCTCGTCTTCCTCTTTCAAGTGCTTTCGCCAGTTTTCTAATAATAGTTTCATTGTTTATTTACCTTATGTTTTTTCTAAACTGACGCCGGATCATAGAGATCTAAGCCGTCATCATTATATTTCATGTAGTATTGTTCACTGCCTGATGCGTAGTTGTCGATGTAATCCATGAGTTCTTTACGCGTAAATCCAGACTCTTTTTCTGCCTCATCCCACGGAATGAAACCGTCGTCATCGCCGGAAGGAGCGGCGCCGTGAATGTACGACCAGATGCGGCCATCACCGGTGTCATCAAGCTGGGCTTCTTCTTCGGGTGGCGCGGCGGCCTCTGCGGCGAAGTCCCTTACAAGCTTAAATATTTTTAGCAACTCATAATCAGGGTCTTCGCCGGCTTGTTCTTTCTCTGCTTCTGCTTGTGCAGCAGCCGTCGCGTCCTCGTCATTGGTTGCCCCTTCGATGAGCTCAACACCGATCTCGCCATACGATTTCACCTGCGCGTAATATGTGGCAGCAGCTTCAGCGGATCCTTCAGTTGGCAAGGTTGACTCCTCTTTCAAGTGCTTTCGCCAGTTTTCTAATAATAGTTTCATTGTTTATTTACCTCTCCAAGGCTGCAGCGTCTTCTTGTGCTTGGTACCAAGCAGCGGTTTTCTCGGCCTCGGTGGGGGTACCGCGTGCTATTTTGTCAAGTTTATAGATCGTCATACCTATATCGAGTATAAATTCAACCTTGTCATCGATCAAGAGAACCACTTTGCCGTCCTTGTTCTTGCCTATATCGACCACGCTGCTCGCGCCTGCAAAATCCAGTTCGTGATTATACTCACCAGCATCCACTGTTACTCTATAAGTTTCAGGCCCTGCGCCAAGTTCTGCTTCAAGCTCTTCTTTAATAATGCGCTTTAATGCTTGTTTTGTTAGTTTCACTGTTTATTTACCTTATGTTTTTTCTAAACGTTAGTATTGAATACGATTTTCCACATATAATCGCACCCACCTGTCTCCTCGTGTTCGGGATATAGTTCTTTTAATTGAGCCACTGTCGGAAATCCGTGTTTGGCCAGACCCGGGTCAACACTTCTGGCTATTGTGCAGCCCTGATTGCCGCCGTAAGTAATTGTTAACTTGTTTCGCTCAATCTTAAGTCTGACGAGACCGAATCGATGTTGGCCAACACCAAGCTTTGCGAGAAGTGCTTTCATTTCCTCGCCATCGACAGGCGTGGCTGTTGCCGCGGCTGGCGCGGTCGCAGCCCATGGAATAACGTTGGGTTCTACGCTCGGATTGATCTGGTTCATCCCCGGCTCGGGGCTATAGCTGGGAACTTTTTCTGTAACGTAGGCATGCCCCTCTTCTGTAAGTTTTGCGTAAAGACCACTACTGTCATGAGGTATGGTAAAAGACGCTGGCAACTCTACAGTTGCAAGGTCGATCCAATCCCTGCCGCTCTTATCGCCCGGGCGTAAGCCCTTTACGGTGAACCACTTCTTTTGATCAGATCCTTCAAGCTCTGCTTCAATCTCTTCTTTAATAATGCGTTTTAATGCTTGTTTTGTTAATCTCATTGTTTATTTATCCTTTGTTAATGGTTGCCCTGTTTTCCAAGTCATACTGCCTCTTCTTCCGCTACTGGTCGAACGCGCCCAAAGGGAGATCCGGGGCTTGCCACTCGTCGGTGTCTTCATCAGCCTCATCGTCTTCGGCCGGTTCCAATGTTTCAATGGCAAATTGTAATGCCTCGATGAGCGCTGCTTCTTCGTCAGAACGGCCCGGTATATTCAGATTCAGATCACCGCTTTGGGCAAGTGCACCTTTGAGCTTTTTGAACTGTTCAATTGCGTTTTTCCGCGACTGTTCTTTTTGTTGGTCTTCGGTTCCCGGCGGGGTGGAACCGATAGGACGACCCTCGTAACGGTCTTGGCCTTCTTTTAAGTGCTTTCGCCAGTTTTCTATTAATAGTTTCATTGTTTATTTATCCTTTGTTAGTAGTTGCCCTGTTTTCCAAGCCACAGCAATATCTGCCACGCCTTGTGATCCAATATAGGCTAGGGCTATAGCCACCCACTGTTCGCTGTTAACGTATTCTGTTAGGAGTAGTGCTGTCGTGGAGATCCACACCAGCAGCTTCCTTGACATAAACCTTTCTAAATATTTGTCCGCAAACGCTTTTGTTCTTGCCATCATCTCACCCTCCGGTTTGGTCGCTCTGCATACAGCAACAGGTGCAGTCGCAGTTATACTCACAATCACACTGTTCGCAACCACACATAGCTGCCATTATTCTTCATTCCCAAAAGCAGTTAACAACTTTTGATAAACCATCTGTTCTAATTTCTTTGATTCGTATGGGAAATTTTTGCCGCTAGCCTTGCTAGCTTTCTTAGGCTCGTTGCCCTTTTCTTTTTTCTTTTTGGGCTCGTCTTCGTCTTCGTCTTCATCTTCGTCATCTTCCCACTCTTCGTGTGTCTGGTCGGGGTGCACTTCTTCACATTCTTCTTCACTGTGATCTTCGGGCTTTTCGCCGTCTACTAGTTCCTGAATGTCTTCAGCATATGCTTGCCAACGTTCTTCGTCAGAATCGTACTCAGCCTCTTCCCACTTTTCTAGGATGTCTTTTAGCTGCTGTATGTGTGCAGGCTCTTCCGGTTCGGGCGGTGACTCGTCGGAACCCTCTTCAGGCTCTTCTTCGTCTCTTTTATATTTTTTTGTGGCCAAAGACAACTCTTCATTTATGATCGTCTTCAGGCGCCCAACAGTAATTTTCATTTTTATTCCCCTATTGATTTACATACGCAAAGCTATTTTTCTTCGTAATATCAATTGTCATATCAACAGTATCTTTTAAAGATTCTATGTGAGTAATTAGTATCACAATATCAAAATAACTCTTTAACATATCCAAAATGCGGGTGAAGCTTTCAAGATGTTCTTCATCCAAAGCTGCTCCCGGTTCGTCTAGTATAATTAGATTGCACTTTGGCATATTGCTGATATTTAACAAAGCAATTCTAATGGCAACAGCAGCAAGTGTTTTTTCTGCTCCGGACCCGTTCTCTAGTGGCCGAGCTTCGTGCTTTGGGTGATGGATAAATATGTCCAATTTATTGCCGTCTTTCTCAAAATAAACTTCGAACTCAACAATGTTAGCCAGCACCTTTGAAATCTCTTCATTGATAACCGGGAGTGCCTTATTAATAATATCAAATGCAATGCCGTTACTGTGCATGCAACGTAGGAACAAATCTGTTGCGGCAAACTCTGCTTGTAACTTAGCCAACTCTTCTTTTTGTTCTTCAATGTTCTCTAACTTCTGAGCCAAAGAGCCGTGATTAACTGCCAGTTCATAAAGTTGCTCTTCACACGAAACTAAAGTCTCATTTAAGTTTTGTGCAGATTGTTCTTGTTCTTCCTTTTCTTTCACCAACTCATTGTGGTTCTCAATTACCTCTTTGTTCTCGTTGTAATAATCGATTTTCTTCTTTAGTTCAGCAGCGCTGTTTTTGTGTTCAGAAATCTTATTAAGATTTTTTTGAATATTTAATTCACATGATGCGTTATCTTTTTCGGTTGCTGTTTTTTTCTTAACCAACTCCTCATAATTCTGAATATGTAAACGAGCCTTTGGAGCGTCAAGGGCTATGATTTGTTTGTTTGTTTGGTTTCTCTTGTTTTTCTTCTTTCCTAACTCTTTCTTTGTGTTATCAATCTTTTGTGAAGCAGAATAAGCATTCTTAATAAAACTACAAGAAGTTACATAATCACTGCCGCAGGGGATTCCTTTGAGAACACACTGTTGTTTCTCGTATGATTGCAGTGTCTGCGCTTGAAGGGCTATGTCGCTGGTGATTTTTTGTACATGTTTTTGTTTTTCTGTTTCGGCAGTTAGCTTTCCCTTAAGAGCTTCTAGATTAAACTCTTTCAAAAAAGTCTTAGTCGACCCTAAAAACAAAGTGTTGTCTTTAATTTTCTGTTTGAGTTCTTCATTTTCTTCCTTCAAAGCGCTCTTTGTTTCGTTTCGCTTCTTTCGCTCGTTTAGTACTTTGTTAATATCAATTGACTCGGCAGGTACTGCTGCAATCTTCTTTTCTAAATCGTTGATTGCTGTTTTAGAGTTTTCAATTTTCTTTTTGATTTTGTTACACTTACCCTTCTTCTTAAGGGTGTCCGCTTCGTTAGCAAAGAGTTCCTTTCTGGCAGCTGATATTTCTTCGTCGTATTCCTTATCTTCCATTCGGCGCAGGGTGCCCTTGAGGCCGGCAGACTCTTCTTTTGCTAATTTGAATTTCTTTTCAAAGAACTCCAAATCTAAAAACTTGGCCAAGATCTCTTTTCGCCTCGTTGAACCTTCGTTGATGAACTGCATTGAGCCAAGCTGAGAAGACATCGAGGTTAGAAGGAAATCATCCAGCGAGCCGAAGATCTTCTTAATGCTCTTGTCTGTGCCGTGTCTCTCGGTTGAATTAAAGTTGTATGTTTTCTTCAGTACGTTATCGGTGCATGAAAACTCTACATCGGTCTTTGCTTCATTCGTAACGACGCCCTTAAGTTTCTTAACATATTTATCAGATTGCCTTGATATCTTGTAAGTTTTATTACCAACCTCAATCTCCACCACACCAGATCCTTGATCTCGGTGTTCATTGATAACGTTGTAGTTTTTTCGAATATTCTTAGAAGTGCTATTATAGATTGTATAGAGCAATGAATCAACGATGCTAGATTTGCCAC